CGTGACTCGGGAGTATCAATACCATATAGACGAACACGAGACTTATAAAGAATATCAAAGCCAAGATCCAAAACAACATCACAAGTGTCTCCATCAACAACTTTTTCCACTTTACAAGAATATTCATACATTAGATGTACCTGGTGGCTACCAAACAAGTTATTAAAACTGGGTATATTCCCCAGATAAGAGCTTCAAGTCTTTTAAACTTTTCAGATCCTTCATCAAGACGCTTCTCAATATTCTGATAGCGAATTGCACATTCTTTTTCGTGCATTTCTATTTTATGTAACGCGTCTTGGGATGTAGACATTATTTTTCTTTTTCTACTTCGACAGTAGTGTAGGCCTCGTTAACGTCAGGAGTAGATTTATCATCAGCAACAAACTTACCGTCTTCATCTCTTGCTCTGACGGTTTTATCCTCTACGCCTCTAACATTTTGCCATAATTTTTTAAACCAACTCATATCTGTTCTCCTATTTGATTTGTCTGTTCAGTCACATCCCAACAATTGAGGTTAGATGCTACTGTTCTTCTTTCACCCTCACCTTTGAAGGGATATACCATGTGTTGTAACCAAGAAGGAAATACTAATAGTTTTCCTACCTGTGGTTGTATAACAAAAGACTGAGGTGGTCTTAGTCTTTCTGTATTCATCAATTCGTTTCTACCATAATTAAAAGCAATGTAGCCATCACAATCGCCAGATGTATTATATAAGGAGTAGTTTGGCGACCCAGCAGTAGGTTGGTCTAATATTTGTTGAGGTACTTTTGTCCAACCAGTAGTAGAGATACCCATAATGGTTTTTGTTCCATGATCGTGGATTGGATTATAGTCGCCTTCATAACTATGTACTGACCAAGTTTCATCGATAGCTACTGCTTTTGGAGAAGTAAGGCGAGAACCTATGTTGTTGTTAAAAAAGTTTATGTAATCAGCACCAAGACTACAAATAAGATTATTATATTCTTCTAATCTTGGGTCTGTATTATCCATCAGTAATTGTTCGCCTTGTGCTATTTGCCCTACTAAAGTACCAGCTAATGATTTTTTATTTTGATCTTCTAAATATTCATCTAAGTATTCATTAAGATCATTTACCATACTCATAGGCATATCTGTTTCCATAACGTAAACAGAAGGCATATTATGTACTGTGACTTCTGCCATTAACTAGGTACGCTAAATGCTTGGTCTGGTGTACTTTCTACTGGTGGATTAGTAATCACACTATCTACCTGACTAGCAAATATTGCATCCCATTCCGATACAGGACAGATAGCTACTAGATTAGCATTTGTCCAACTGCCTTTAGCTTTTAGCGTAAAGTTAGTTGTAGTGCTGCCATCAACATTGGTATCTGTTTGGTTTACTATAGTAGAAAAAGTAGATTTGTAATAAGTAGCATCACCTTCACTATCATTTTCATAAGTCATAGTTATATCCCACTTATCAACCTTGCTACTGCTATTAACGTATGGAATACAACTTGTTATTGATTTTGTTACTGCCATTTTTTACTCCTTACCCTTCTAGGGTTGTTATTCTTGTTTCTGCTGCTTCTATTTTTGTTAAAAGTTCTTTTACTGAATTAACTAAATACCAAGTCAAGTTATCATGGTTTACAGTTTTACAACCTGTTGACTCATCTGTAATAAAATCTGGAAAAATAGTTTCTATTTCTTGAGCGATAACCCCAACTTGTGTTCCTGTTATTTGTATAGCATCACTTGCAGCTAAACCATCAGATATTTCTTCGGGTAACTTATACTCGAAGTTTCTTACCTGTATTTGTTTTACTTTATCTAAACCTACGCTGTTATCTGTAATATTCTTTTTAATTCTTATATCAGAAGTTTGCGACCAAGTAGCAAAGTTATTACCTTGGAATGTACCACCAAGTTGTGGATTAATAAAACCTGTTGAATTACCTTTACCAGTTATAGGAAGATTACTGGTTTCTGGAGTAGCACCAATAACTATTTGAGCAGTTCCATCCGCAGCACTTGGCTTTGTTCCCATACCTATTAATGTATTACCACTTCCTGTAGTTAATACGTCACCCCCATACTCTCCAGCAAGAGCACCTACTAAAGTATTACGAACACCTGTTGTTATATCTTCACCCGCAAAATCTCCTATTGCTACATTTTGTGTAGCTGTCGTAAGGCTTCCTAAAGCCTGAGTACCAACAGCAACATTAGTACCTCCTGTCGTACAAGCATCTAAAGCTTGCGAACCTATTGCTACGTTTGAACTTGCTGTAGTGTTTGCACCTAAAGCTAGATAACCCATAGCTACATTTGTAGCACCTGTAGTGTTATTTCTAAGTGCTTCGTGTCCTACTGCTGCGTTTAATGTGCCTGTAGTGTTGTCTCCTAAGGCATCATAACCAACAGCAACATTAGCGTTTGCGGTAGTATTTGATTGGAGAGCAAAATTACCGACTCCTACGTTAAAAGAACCTGTAGTGTTCACTTTTAAAGTATCATGCCCTAATGCTGTGTTATGCCCTGCTGTTGTATTTCCTGCTAAAGCAAAATATCCGACTGCTGTGTTGTTAGTCCCTGTCGTATTAGTTTGCATCGTATGAGCACCTACAGCAGTATTTGGTGTTCCTGTTGTATTTGCTGTCAAACATTCATAACCCACAGCTACGTTATTTCCAGCAGTAGTATTAGCATCTAAAGCATTTCTGCCTATTGCAGTATTTTGATTTCCCGTAGTGTTTGCGTATAAAGCACTTCTTCCTATTGCAGTATTACTAATACCTGTTGTATTTGTATACATAGCAAAAGAACCGACTGCTGTGTTAAAGGCATTTGTAGCAGTTGTAAAGTTTTGGCTTCTTAAAGCTGATGGACCTACTGCAACTGAATGTGAGCCTAGTGTATCTGTTGTTAAAGACTCATAACCTACTGCTACGTTTTCTGCACCTTCAGTAAGAACATCTCCAGATGAAGCACCAACTGCGACATTTTTTGTACCAGTAGTGTTTGCATTTAAAGCAAGATACCCTACTGCCGTATTGTTATCTGCGGTTGTGTTATCTCCAAGAGCAACATGACCTATGGCTGTGTTATTACTACCAGTAGTATTATTTAACATCGCTTGTTGCCCCATTGCAACATTTGAAGCACCAGTTGTATTTCCCCCTAGTGCGTTATGACCTATTGCGTTATTGCCAGATGCAGTAGTGTTAGCATCTAAAGCTGCTGCACCTATTGCTACGTTTGATGTACCTGTAGTGTTAGCTGCCATAGAGCCTTGACCGACTGCTGTATTATTATCTGCGGTAGTATTAGCGTTTAATGCACCTTGACCAACAGCAGTATTAGAACCACCAGTAGTGTTTTCATCTAAGGTACGTGAACCCACCGCAGTATTTGTTCCGCCTTCTGTATTTGCTGTTAAAGAATTTTCTCCTATAGCAGTATTAAAGTTACCTGTGGTTACACTATCTAAGGCTGTATCTCCTAAAGCAGTATTTCCTGTTCCTGTTGGATAGCCTCCATCTAGTTTGATTGTTCCGCCATCTGTTTCAAAGTTACCAGCGTTCGTGATGCCATCAAATGTACTTGTTCCATCTACATCAAATGTTCCTGTTACAGCTAAATTGCCACCTACTGAGGCATCATCTGTTACTGTTAAATCGTCTTGTACTTTTAGGTCTACTGTAGAAAGACTAGCAAAAGCGTCTACTACTGCTGCTCCAGAACCAGCACCATCTAGGTAAACTGCTTTAGTATCGCCAGCAGGTATGGTTATGTTAGCTCCTGTGCCCTGTGAGATTATGATGTTTTGAGAACCAGTAGTGCCATTCTCTATAAAGTGCATCCTACTTATGGTATTAGGTGCAATCGTAATCGTACAGGCTGAGTCTAGTGTGCCTGTGTATTTTAAATACATAGCTCTACCAGGGTCTGTAGATCCATCAGCTACAGTAGTAGTGTGAGTATCTGCGTTTGTAGTTATTGCTTCTGTGCCAAAGCCTAGTGCTTCTCCAATCAACTCTAGATTGGTATTTGTACTTGTTCCCCAAGTTCCTGATTCATCACCAGTAGCTATTTCTTTAAGTCTTAGATCATTTACATAAGTAGCCATTTATATCTCCGTTCAATTGATTATATTACCTTTCTCTTGCATAGTTAAGCAACATCTTCCCAGTTAGGTGTTTGAGTATTATTTATACTACTGAAGCCAGAAGATTGTGTATCTGTAATATCGCTATAATTTGGTGTTTGTGAATCATCTATCAAGCTGTAAACAAAAGGATTTCCAAGTTCTCCAGTTGCTGAAACACCTGTTGGAACTATGTTTGCTTTAGCAACAACTGTAAGTGATCCTACAGATCCTGTTGCAGATACACCATCTAGTGTAAATATTTCATTATGATGTACTGTTACAGAGCCTACAGATCCTGTTGCGCTAACGCCAGATACAGATACATTTGCTTCACCATCTACATCAACTGATACAGATCCTAATGTTCCTACAGCACTTGGACATACAGCTACTGCTTGTGCGTTTACACCTACTCCAGATACGGCTCCAGTAGCAGATTGTCCAGTAGGCGTTACATTAGCTTCTGCATCTATAGAAGGTGTTCCTAAAGCGCTTGTGGAAGATTGGCCAGATAGTGTGACATTAGCTTCAGCATCTACTGTTGCAGATCCTAATGCGCTAGTTCCTGATTGTCCTGTAGGGGTTACATTTGCCTCTGCATCAATAGAAACTGTACCTAAAGCAGAAGTGCCAACTTGTGAAGCAGGCGTTACATTTGATTTTGCAACAACGGTTAAAGAACCAACCGCGCTAGTAGCTGCACTTGGTGCTGTAAGTGTGACAGGGTTAGGTTCGCCCCACGTATCGGAACCCCAGGTTCCACGACCCCAGCCTGTTATATCAGC